CATAACTGACTTCATAAACTTCTGAGGCAACGGTTCCAATATTTTGGTTTACTGTAGTTGAAACATCTAGACTTCCGGCAAACGCATCATTCGTTACCAGCTCCTCCCCCCTTGTCCCATCATCGGTGAGGCTCGCTAGGGATGTGTCGAACTCGTCATAGAGGATAGGACGGGCTGCATCTGAGGGGGCAATCGCGTGGTGGCCGGGGATTTCCTTGACGGAGATGTTGTCAACAGTGAAGGACCAGTCACCAGTGCCGCTTCTGGCAATCTGGACTTCATCACTATTGGCGTTAGCCTGAAATATATATTCGACTTGTTGCGGAGACCCTGTTAGCGTAATGTCATTTGCCGGAGATGTAAGCGCCCCTGCGTTTCCGCCATCGTCGAGTATTCTGACGTTGTTACCAGAGTCGCCATCCAATGTTAGGCTAATAACATACCAAGCACCCACGGTATAGCTTAATGGTTGAGATATGTATGTGAATGCACCACCAACCACGTTAATCGTTGCTACACCCCCACTGATTGACGCATTAGACCCCTTAGTCCAGCTTGAGTCCGTATCAAACGTCCCATTGGTGACCAACTCCGGCTGGCTCTCAATGAACTGCTCCATCGTCTGTGAACCCGTCGGGGACGTATCCAGCATCATCCCAACAGGATCACCACCACTGGCACACCACCGGAACCGTTCCTGCCTACCCTCAAGCTCGTCAGATCCTGCGGGTCGTAGAATACGTTGGCGTTGCCTGCGGTTTCTTCGGTCGCAAGCAGTTCGTCAAACTTCTCGCCGAGGGTCTGGACGACCTCAGCTATACGCTGGCCCAGAAAGCCCAGCTTCAGAAAACGCAATACGCTCAAGGCTGCAACACCAGTGTCAGAGTTCTGTCCGCGCCCTGATTAACAGCACTCGCCGCCGTGCCAGAACGTACCTTCAAATAACGCACGCCCACATAGTCGCCTATCGCCAGCATGCTGTAGTAATCAGCATCAACCGCTACACTGCGCTCCGTCGAGCCGTCATACACGTTGTAATAATTCACACCGTCCACGCTCGCCTGAAACGTCAACGCAGCCGCCGTCCAGCCACTCGGCATCACAATCGCCACCAGCTTGCGTCCGCCCAAATCTACAGCGCCACTCAAGCTGGCACCGCTCGCTATCGTCACAGTCTTCGTCTCAAGCGCCTGACTGACCACTGGATTGCCCATTATCTCTTCCTCTTCTTCGCCGTCTTTGCCGACTGCTTAAATGCCTTTGCCGTAGGTGCGCCCTTGCTCCCCGGCGTTCTCATCCTCTCGCCACTGCCAGCCTTGATCCGCTTGCGCTTGGCGTGAATGTTTGCGTACAGACCCTTCTTCGCAGGCACTACTTCTTCTTCCGCTTGGCCTTGGGCTTTGCCTTTGCTTTCGGCTTCGACATCATGCCACCGCCACTCATGCGCTTCTTGGCCATCGCGCTACCGCCTTGTCTGTACGCCATTAGCTCACTCTCCTTACCGTCATGAATACACTCGGAACCGCCGGACCCACATCTGCGGCTTTCGTCTCAAGAATAACACCAACGTCAGGCGATGACCACATGATCTGCAACTGGTCGCCCGCACTCACCGTGAAGAAATAACTCGCCGCCAGAACAGCATGACCATGACCACCAGCATGCTGCTTGGGCACATCCAGAACACGAGCCGTGTTCGGCGCATCAACACCGTTTACCCTCGGCCAGAACGTCACCGCAAAGATCGTGCCCGTGTCATTGCTCAACTGGAAATTACCCGCGAACTCCCACACACCGCCCGTCGCAAACGTGATCGTGTCGCCACCACTTAAAGCTACATCCGCCTCATAGTCCGACACATTGAACGTCACAGGCGTCGCCGTGTTGACCAAGCTCACCGCCTGATCCTGCGTAGACCTCCATGCGCCGTAGTACTCGCTCAGAAAGTAGATCTCGTGATCATCAGGGCCGCGCAGACCTATGATCCGGTCGCGGTCGTCGCGCAGTATGAATGGCCACGCTGATCCGCTAAGCCTCGGCACCTACACCTCCGTCGCCGCTGGTGACTGATAACCCGACATCAGATTCAGAATATCTGTCGCCGCATTGGTCTCATTCGTCTTGATGTTGCCAAGCGCCTGTCCCGTCTGGGCCATCTGCTGCATCTGCATCATCTGCTGCTCCTGCGCCGCCTGCTCAGCACGCTGCTGGCGGATCACCGCAACCTCTTCGCTCGGAACAATCAGATCAGGATCAACACCCAACATGTCGCCATAGCTGTCTGCCCAGTTGTCCACGTCGATCTTGTCCAGAACCTCCGGGCGCATCTGAGCAATCATGCCGATCGAGTTCATGTACCGATCAACACTGTTCACACCGATCGACCTCTGGGCCTGCGCCAGCACACTCACGAACTCTACATCTAGCTCCACGCCTTGCAGCTCCTCCGGCGGCGGTGCAATGTTGCCCTGCTCAATCATCTTGATGAACGTCGTGTCCACCAAAGGCTTCAGCAACTCATTCTGCAACCGCTCCAGCACCGGACCGATCATCAACATCTTCTCCTCATTACGCGCAGCCACCTCAGTCGCCGTCATGCGCGTCGTGTCGCCATTGGCGAGCATCAGGAACATGTCCGCATGGAATACCGACTGGATGCGCTGACGCACCTCCTGCATGTCCATCACCAGATGGTTGATGTCGAGACCCACATTGAACAGCGTGGACACCGTGTTCTGCTGGCCGACCTGATCAACAAACGTCACGCCACCGGGACGCCAGTCTATCTCGCGCTGACGCATGCTGCTCGGAACCTGCAAAGGCGGCTTTGTCTGGTAATCAATCGCCTGCGACTTGCGTAGCTGCATGTGCTGCAACTGCTTGATGTCACCCAACCCTTCCATGCCGGGGCTCGTCCCGTACACGTCACCAGCCATGCTGCTCCAGCGTGGCGCCCTGACCGGGAACTCGTCCTATCCACCCTCGCGCAGCACCTGCTTGCTGCCCGCATCAGCACCCAGCTCAAAGTACACGCTCGCATACGGCTTGTTCTTCTGGTCCCTCATGCGAGGATCACGGTCAACGCGTGGCTCGATCGCGTGGATGATCTTCACCCACTTATCCAGATCACCGCGATCGTGCATGTTGCGTACACTGTCGCTGCAATTCTCATAACCGAACTCGCCGACCAGCTCACCAACCGTCTTCTCAAACTCACGGTACAGCGTGTTGACGCGGCCACGGTAATCAGCCGCCAGAGCGAACTCACCAACCGGACTGTGATAGTGATGGATCGTGCGCGTCGCATCGTTCATCATCATCACCGCCGATGTCCCGAACGCACCCAACTCCATGTAGACCGAGTGAAGGACGCGATAGGTGTTCGAGCCTGCAAAGATGTGCAGCATCCGGCGCTGAGTATCCGCCAGCCATTCCTTGACCGAAGAGAACTCCGACAGATCTTCATCCGCCAACGTCAACCGGAACCACGGTCTGGCCGGTGACGACATGCCCGCCATCATCCCCGCAGCCAATACCTTCAGAGCGCGTGATGCCGTCGAATCGATTATCGCATTGTGCTTGCGACTGCCTCTGTTGCGGTCCGATGTGTAGAACCGGGCGCTCGTCGGCAGCAGGTAGTCACTGATCTCACGCCAGTGGGTCCGCCATTCTGATCGCTCAGTCTGTAACCGAGACCACCGAGACTTCAATACGTCACGCGATGCAGCCATCTAGCTCCCCAACAATGTCGTGCGACCCAACATGCCCGGTCTCGGTGACACACCACCAGCTCCGGTCAGATAAGTCCCGCTGATCCCCCCACTTCCCATCGCACGATTGCGCTTCATCAACGCAGCAATGTCCGGCGCCTTCTGGTTGGCAGCGTTAAACTCCCTCTGAGCCTGCCGCTGTGCCGACTCTGCCTGCCTCGCCGCCTGCCGACTGGCACGCTTCTGTGCGCGCATCTGCTGCTGGCCCTGCACCACACTCGCCGCCGTACTGCCCGCCGCTGCAAACGCAGCAATCAATGCTGGCTCCGCTCCACTCATGACAAAACCCTCGCATAAACCGTCTCATGAACCGTGTACTTCAGTTTCGGCAATAACTCAAACATCACCGTGTCGTCCCTCGCACCGAGCAGGAACACATCACAGCCCTTTGCCTTGGCCAGCCGCTCCGTCTGACGTATCAACCGCAAACCATTCGACCCGGCCCGATGCCGCACATCCAGCCACAACACCACGTTCTGACACATCAACGCATCAACGCTGTGCATCCAGTTGGTCAGTATGTTGACACTGTATCCGACCAGCTCTTCACCATCAAAGGCGCCGATCGACAGGATCTTGCCCGCCTCCTCAAGCGACAGCACCGTAGCAAAGTCAGGTTTCAGTGGCGCGAGGTCCGGGAACTTGCCCAGCGCGAGCCAATGATCCACCAGCATCGGCTCCATATGCTCCAGATGCTCGAACAAGCGGATCTCTCGCAGGTCCATCAGATCAGCTCCATCGGATCATAGTCGGAGATGTCCTCATTGCTGTGCCTGCGCACCCACGCATCTTTCTCCGTCACTGCGCCAACCGGCATGGCAAACGTCAGAGCCAGAGCGTCACCCATGTCCGGGCTCGGCAGACCACGCTTCTTGATTTCGTCCTTGGCCTCCAGCTGCTTGCGACCAACCGCGTCGTAGCTGTATGTCGGCGCAGCCAGATCCTGCTTCAGCTCAGCTTCGTTCGGTATGGCACCAGAGACGATCCACTCCGCCATGAGTGACCACATCTCAGCACGCTTGTTCTTGTATTGCGGATCAATAGGTTTGCCACCGAACGGCACCTCGATGCAGTCCACACCGATCTGCCTCAGACGGTCGATCACACCAGCACCTGCGCCAGCATCCACGAACACCGCATCAGCCTGCCAGTTGCGCGCCTCCTGCGCCACACGAGCAGCCAGATCCATGTTATTGACACCACGCATGACGATCGGCGTGCCAGCTCTCAATCCCTGCCGGGGGAAGATCACCGATCGATCCGCACCAAACCGCGCCGGGTC